TGGCGAAATACAGCCGCAATAAATAGAATAGATTTACAAACTTCCGCAGGTTCATTTCAGGCAAATTCATCTTTTTATTTATACGGAATTAAGAATAGTTAAGGAGAAGAAATGGACAAGCCAACCAAACTTATTGTTAATTGCTCTACTGGGGAACAAACAGTAGTGGAACTTACTGATGAGGAAATTGCCCAACTTGAGGCAGACCGAGCAGCCGCAGAGGTACAGCGAGTTGAGCAAGAGGCAGCAGAAGCAGCCAAAGCAGCTAAGCGCCTAAGCGCTGCTGACAAGCTACGCGCGCTCGGTTTAGAAGAAGAAGAAGTAGCAGCATTACTTTCTTAACTGGCGATTGCACTGATGAGGTGCTACCTGGCATGGATGATTGGGAGTGGGATATAGATGGCAAGCAGCCAAAACGGATGGCCGGCGAGCCCCAATCGGGAAACCCTTGGAGTCGTTAGCATCTCTATTGAGGGTTGCGAAACCAAGTTTGCCGTCTGCAATAAGGTAGCTCCTATCTTTAAAGCATTCTTAGCTGAGTTTAATGAGAAGGTTGAAAAGATTGACAAAGGCCAGGATGATTGGGGTTACGCATTCCGTCAAGTGCGCGGCTCTACCGACATGCTAAGTAACCACGCATCCGGCACTGCCGTGGACGTGAATGCACTTAAGCATCCACTTGGAGCAAGCAATACATTTAAGCCAGAAAAGGAAAAGATTGTGCGCGACTTGTGCGCCAAGTACGGCCTACGTTGGGGTGGGGATTACAAGAACCGCAAAGACGAAATGCACTTTGAAATAAACGAAAGCCCTAAAGAAGTAAAGGCACGAATTAAGCGCCTTGGATTGGATAAATAATGGATTGGCAGACCGCAGTTATGGCTATTGCCGCTATCGTGGCTATCCCAATGCTACGTGCAGCTATCAAGGCTCACAAGGCCAACAAAGACCTTGATGACATTCTTGCCGATGCGCTTGAGGCGGGCCTAGACGAGATTGAGCGGAAGAAGAAAAAGAAGTGAGCCTGGGGAGTTGGATTGCCATTATCAGCGTGAGCTTCACTGCATTAGGCGGCATGGCAGCGCTCGTCCAATTCCTTGTTAAGCATTATCTCGCTGAACTTAAGCCCAACAGTGGCACCAGTGTCAAAGACCAAGTGACACGCCTGGAGTCTAGGGTGGACGAGATTTACCGCATCCTCCTAAATAAAACGCTATCCTAAGTTACGCGAAAGGGGTTCTCAATGGAAGAAGATATTAACGAGCCCGAATTAATTCTTATGGCAGAACCCTTATCGCCAATGCTTGCTATTGCAAAAGAAGCGCACATGTTATTAGAAACTTATCAGCGCGTAGGATTTACCAGGGCTGAAGCATTTGACATTGTCCTGAACCAATTGCCAGAGTGGAACTTTCCTAGCCCATTTGTCGTTGAACGTGAAGATGAATTAGATGATGACGAGGACGATGACCTATGGGAAGATGTGCCGGACGAGATGACTGAGGATGACTCAGACTAAGCGCATAGTCGTTATATCTGACCTTCAAGTTCCATACAATCACGAAGGGGCTACTAATGCACTCATCAGATTCATTAAACGTATTAAGCCGGATGCTCTCGCATGTGTCGGAGATGAAGCCGATTTACCCGCCGTATCACGTTGGGAGGACGGAAGGCGAGGAGAATACTCAACCGCCGTCCAGTCTGACCTTGACACCACTAGAGGTCTTCTGGGGGCTTTTAGAAAAGCACTCGGAGATAATAAACCGTTTACCATTGTCAGAAGTAACCACACAGACCGACTAGAACGCTACATAGAGCGCAAAGCTCCTGCCATTGCCTCATTACGTGGGCTTACTTATCCTGAGTTGGTTGGGCTTAAGGAACTCAAGATTACTTGGCTAGACAAAATGGGCGAGATTGCCCCTGGCGTGTTGCTGGCTCATGGTGACGAAGGAAGCATTTCTCAGGTGTCCGGAATGACCGGATATAAGCTGATGGATGCCACCGGAAAATCAATAGTTTGCGGACACACCCACAGGCAAGGCTTAGTTTGGGCTTCTAAGGGCTTTAACGGGCGATTAGAGAGCCGTTTTGCCCTTGAGGTAGGTCATCTTATGGACATGAATAAAGCGCACTACCTGAGGCCACGTGGGGCCGCTAATTGGCAACTAGGATTTGGCATGCTGGAAGTCACCGGAAAGCACGTTACCCCGTACGCAATCCCTATGCGCCCAGATGGGTCATTTACCTGGGCTGGAAAATCTTTTAACTAAATCCTTGACATGCACAGGGTTATCCCCCAGACTATTCACAACCTAGTCCTGAAGGGGGACACAATGGAAAATACAACAACAACAGAAAATGCAAGATGCTGGCAAGAATTTTGTTCATATCCTGCCCGTTTTCATATTGAAAAAGGTTTTGGATTATGCGGAGGCCATCACAATGTTTCATATTTTTGGGCTGGCCGTCCGGTATACAACGAGCGTGAGTGCCAGCACAAAAGTTGTGTAGGCGGTGAAAAATGAGCACTTCAACAATAGTTTGGATAGGCATTTCAATGGTTTTCATGTTATTCATGGGAATGTTAATTGGCTACACACTTGGCCATGAGGACGGACACCGTGAAGGTTTCCACACAGGCAAGCTCCATGAGTAAAACACTCGACTACGACAAAGCTAACTGCCTGGGCTTAAACACCGATTACTTTTACATGACTGAAAGTGATTTACAAACGGAAGGTTTAAGCCTAAAAGTCATTCGCCGCATTTGTTTTGACTGCCCCATCCAGCCGGCTTGCGCCGAGTACGGGTTCAAGTACGAAAAGTACGGCACGTTTGGTGGGTACACAGACCAGGAGCGAGCACTGATAACTGGCAAGCAATGGGGCAGCCGTGAGCTACGCCGAATGTTCGAGCAACTGGCCAATCTAGGAGTACGATTGAGTACGGTATTTGAGTACTCTGCAATCAAGCCTACACACATAGTGCCGGCTTACTGGAAGAAAGAAGGGTTCGATGAGTAAGTTTGTTTTGGAGAACTATGAAACAGTGGATGAACGCATTCATAAGTTTTGGGAAATGTATCCTGATGGATGTATACAGACTGATTTGTTTAGCGAGGTTAGAGCTGATAATCGCGTGGAATGGGTCTGCAAAGCTAGCATTAAGACATCACGTGATGAAGGGTTTATTGTCACGGGCTGGGCGACTGAGTATGAAGGAGCCAACAAATTCGCGCCTACAAATGCGCCGGAGCTTGCTGAAACTTCTGCTATTGGTCGAGCGTTGGCTAACCTTGGACTTTCTAAAGTTGGAAAACGAGCTTCGAAGGAAGAAGTGGCTTCCGCACGAGCTAAAGAAGAAACACCTAAACCAGTGCAGCAGGAAGACCCATGGGCTAAAGGGATGGAAATACTTGGCGATGCGCTAGGCGCAGAACCTTTAGCTAATCAAACTACTTACACATGCTCGCATGGCGTGATGGTATTTAAAACTGGAATATCAAAGAAAACCAATAAGCCTTGGGCTGGTTACTTTTGTCCAGACAATGTCCAGCTATGTGACACAAAATGGCAGAAGGTGGGCTAATGGGATGGGTTAGCATTCAACGAAATAACAGCCCAACCGTTACATTTGGCGTGGAAGGGGAGTTTCTAGACGTTTGCGACTTATGCAATTACCCTTACCGAGCTGAATCTAAGCACATTGTTGCTGAGAATAGTGATGAAGCAGGAGTGATTCATTACATTTGGACTTGTCCTGATTGCGCTTGCAAGAACATGCGATGAGCCAACACAGGAAACATAGGGGCTATGCCACACAGCGAATACTTGCAGCCTATTTGCGTGAGCATGGATTCCCTTTTGCTGAACCCGTTGGGGCTGGTCGCACTGGCAGCGATATAACTGGAACTATTGGTATTGATTGGGAAATCAAAGCGAGGGCACGATTTAACCCGAAAGAAACCATTGACCAGTTATCAGAGCGTAATAATGGCAAAGACCTTCCGGTTGCCGTTATGCGCCTCAACGGGCAAGGTGAAGCATCAATATCTAGTTGGGTTGCTATGCTAACGCTGCAAGACCTAGTGGTTCTGTTGCGAGAGGCAGGTTACGGTGAACCCAAGTGATGTAGGTTGGTACGGGTACTGGTGTAGCTATTGTCAGGCTTACACATGGATGGCTCAATTCGAAGGGGATGAGGCAGGAAATGTCAATTGCAGAAGATGTAAATACAATGCAGAACGTATCGAGCGATGGTACTCCCACGCAGAGTTTATGGGCAATGTTGTCCGAACATACACTTGAAAGATGCAGGAATTGTGGAATGTGGAAGCATGAACCATTGCCTTGCACCACCTGCACAATGCTAGAAAACAGAGCAGCCTGAGCACGACTCAGAATTATGTGCTATAACTTTATGCCTTATCGGTTGGCAGCCGACTTATCGCCCGTTAGAGGGGCATCATCAACCTACCCAGAATATGCAAACGGTGGGGATTAGGAGCAGCAGATGACTAACACGAATCGCCTAGCATCACTCACACGCACTCTTAAAAATGGCGCGATTATCACCACAGCCACAGCTTCTATCTTGATGCTTACTGCCGTAGTCGCTAGCGGTAAGCCTGCTGATGTAGAGCAGGGGCCTACAAAGCAG